GGTGCTTCGATATCCATAGCCTGAAGTGTAACTTCATAACCAGTAGAATCACCAAACGCAGCACCAGTATTCGCAACCATTGAACTAACATCACAACCGCTTTCTTTACCTACCAACCAATACTCATCGTTATTGGTTTTTACGATAGTGAAAACACGTCCCTGAGCTAATAATTTTAACTCGTTACGCTTTGTTGTTGACAACCTACGCAATTTGAAAGCAATGTCACATTGGTTAAAAACCGTGCCATTTTCAACGCTTACGTTGGTTGTGTTAGTCATTGATGCAGTTGCCTTAGGGATGTCGTAGAAATAAACATCCCCACTTGCTACTGATGTTGCCGTAACTTCACCACTTGCAACTGTAAAGCCAGTTTTAGCCCAGTTAACAAGATAGATAGATTTAACGCCACCGACTGCATCTTTGCAATCAAGGGCAAAACTTTGAGAAATTAAACACGGCATATTTTATAAATATTAAAGGGTGAAATAAACTACTTCGTCAGGGAACGCAATCTGTACGCCATACTTCATTTTAGCTTTGAAATATACGTTTTCGCTGATTGGGTCAAATACAAATTTGTATTGCTCTTCTTCGTTTGCCAAGTCAGTACCTACGAATAAGTTAGTCAAATGAGTTGCGACCAATTTGTCAGTTCCATCCAAACCACCAACTGCGATTAATTTCATGTTAGTACCTGGGATAATCATATCCATCATTCCTGGTTCAGGCATATAATGGTACAAATTAGCATTCTTCAAGTTAACTAAGAACTTCTTGTAGAAGTCAACTCCACAAAAACAAACCAAGTTTTCTTTAGATGCAATTCTTGATGGAATAGCAGCGTAGATAGCGTCTAAGATATCGTCAGCGTTTGAAGTTGTAACTGCAGTTGCAGAAATTGTGTTTCCACTAATAGGGTCACCTGAACCACCAAAGCCCAACGCAGTCAAGATAGTTGTAAAACCATCGAACTTGTTAGTGTTAGGGTTAGTGTTAGAAGTTGCCACAGTTCCTTGCCAAATAGCAATTTCCAATTTTTCAGCAATCACACCAGCTTTTTCAGAACCAATAAGTTCTTCAAATGGCAATGCTACTGCAGAACCTGGAGCGATTTGTGTTTGCATCCATTTAGCTTCCAAAGTTTTAGGGCATAAAGTTTCTTCAACTGCAAGTTTACCAACAGTTAAGGTTCTTTGTGTGAAAGTTGTTAGACCTGATGGGGTTAAACCACATCCGTCTGTTTGGAAATAAACGTCTGAAGATAGAATGTTAAGAGTTTCAGCAGATTTGATACCTACTTGAACTTGACCAGCGTCGTACATTAAACGAGCCGTTTTACCACCGAATAGGGCTTTGCTTAATAAATTAAGACTCTGCTCATTGGTGTAATTTGCGAGTGATGATACTACAAATGACATATTTTTATTTTTTCTTTAGTTGTTGTGCGATTTTTACAATGTTTGCAAATTGTTGTTCTTTTTTGCTTAACGTCTCGGGTGCTTTTGTTGGTTCAGCACTTGGAAGATTTGCAACCTTCTCTACTAAGTCAACGGTTTTAGAAAACATTTCACTTTGCTTTTCTAATTTAGCAACTACACTTTCAAATTGTGCAGTCAATAAAGCGATTTTGCTTTCTAAGTTACTTACTACTTCATTGAATTTTTCGATTGTTGCAAATTCTTTTGTTGCTTCGATTTCAACTTCAACTTCTGCAGTAGGTTCTACGATTTCAGTTACGATACCAGCAACAGTAGTTACAAGTGTACCACCTTCTACTTCGTGAGTAGCGTCGGGTGCAGGGATATCGCCTTCGGCAGTTTCTACTAAGATAGCAGTTCCTACAGAAAGTTCACCTTCCCATTTGATTACCGTTCCATCGGTCAAAACGGCACTTGCCATTTCAACTGATACCGCATCGTCGAATTTCAACATTGAGCGGATTTCTTGAATTAAACTTTTTGAGTCCATTTTATATATATTAGTTTTATGTTTTAATTGTTGCGTTTTTTATTTGCCATTCCACTTTGATAGTAGTGATTTCAAGTCTTCTAAAATTTTATCTTCTTCTATAGGTTCTACAAAATCAAAAAAGCCCTCTACGCTAAAACCATTCCAAGTTCCATCTTTGCATTTTTCCCAATTTGCATCGTCTTCGATAAAGTAACTAACAAACCAACTACCATCTTTTGCATCATCAAATCCTTTTGGTGGCATTATACCACGTTCAAAATCCAATAAATAAGATTCAAATAAAACGCATCCATCTATTGCCTTATCGTGGTCAACATTTACACTATTGTACTTGTTGTTTTTCGCCCACTTTTTAGCAATTTTATAAATGGTTTCTTTGTCAAAGACCACGTAATATTCACCACGAGAATCATCACGACGATAAATTGGCAAATCAGCCAACATCGCAGCCCCTGAAATAATCCTTTTTTCTTCATTTTGAATAGCAAATTTTCTACGCTGATTGAAAGCCATAAAATCTTTTTCAATTGCTGGTTTGTCAACTAAAGAAATAAATTCTACGCCACTTTCTAAATCGTCCTCAGATATGGTCAATTTGTAAATAGGTAAATCCATATATTATATATTAGTTTAATTTAAATTTTGTTGCGTTATTCTACTACACTTACACTTTGATTGTTGCTTACACGCTTTTGAGTGCGTGAAATATCGCCTTCTGTAACGTAAACACGTCTGTCTTGTGTTAACTCATTGCCATTGCCTAAACTCGACATTCTTGGTGCAGCCATTTGTGTAACTTCACCACCACCCGCAGCACGATTTCCACCACCAGTAGCTGGTGTCGATTTACTTTGGTATTTAGTTTGACTAATTTTCTTTAAGTTAGCTAAACCAAAAGCAAGTGCAGCCCCAGCCTGAACATACGGGTAAGCTGGGAATATTGCAGTTATTGGTGATTTGTTTGCAGTTGTAAACGCACTTTGTGTACCTTCAATTGTTGACATTATTGTAGACGCATATTTTAACGCCTTATCAATTTCAAACGCACGTTTTTGAGATTCTTCACTATCACTTGCAAAGGCTTCATTTAATGAAGATAAAGCACTCAAAGAACTATTTGCTATATTATAAATACCTTCTTGTTTATTTTTTTCACGTTCTAAATCATCGGCAGCTTCTTTGTCTTTTATTGCTTTTCTCTTCTCAAAAATTTGAGCTTCTATTTCTACAGTTGCATCACCAGCATCTTGAACAGAAACTAATTTTGCCTCAAGATTTTGTAATTCAAATTGTGCAACTTCTTTTTCAATTTCTTCTTTTGTTTTACCACTTTCTTTTGCAATCAAAATTTGTTGTGCGTAGTATTCGTCGTAGCTTTTTAAAAGAATTTGATTTGCTGCATCAGTATCTGTTTGTTGTTGAGCAATTAATTTTTCATTATCCGCTTTTACTTTAAGTGCATAATCTTCACGCACCTTTTCTAAGGCTGCATCTCTTAATTTGTTTATTTGAACTTGTGTAAACCCTTGTTCTTTTAAACCCTTTATTGTTGTTGTAAATTGGGCATCAGCAGCAGCGACTTGTTCTGCTATTGTTTTTGCATTTATTTCTAATAGTTTAGCATCCCTTTCTAATTTCTTTTGTAAACTATCATCTTCTTTTTTATCTTTTTTCTCGGTGTTTTTAATTTGTGTTTCAGTTAAAAATTTGCTTAAATCTCCTTCATTAATATAGTTTTTAATTTTATCTTCTTGAACTTTAATTTCTTTTAATTCAGATTTAATTTTCTCATCAATTGCCTTTTTAAAATTTATTTCACTTTGAACTTGTTTTTCAACTTGGTCTGGTGATAAACCTTTATTTGTTAATTCTATTCTTTTTGCTAATAAATCAGTTCCATCACCTTGTAATTTTAATTCAAGTTCAACTTGTTTTGTATATAATTTATTTAACTCTTGCAACGCTGCTTGTGCTTTTGCTCTTTTGCCAATAGTAACTATTAATTCATTATTAGCTTGTTTTATTTGGTCAGTTGAAATTTTATCTAAATCTTGATTTTTTAAATAATCAGGATAAACTTTTTGTATTTCTTGTATTGCTTTCTTTTTATCTACTTTTGATACATTTTCTAATTCGGTAATCAACAAAAGTTTTCCAACACCTTCAATTTCTTCGTTTTGAATTTTTATACTTTCTTCATTTATATTTATAATATTTTGAGTAGCTTGTTGTTGTTTTTCTCTTTCTTTTGCCAACTTATCGCTATACTCACTAAATTTTTGATATAATAAAACGACTGCGGTAATTGCTGCAGCCACTCCCGTCACCGCAAAAGCACTACCAATGGCAAGTCGTAATCTTCCAAACGCTGCAATTACTGGTCCTGATATAGTTGTATATAAAGCAGTAAATTGTTGTTGGACTTTACCAAGTCCTTCAAGCCCTTGAGCCAATGCCATCGCACCTTGTACTTTTACAAGTGTCTTTTGCAAATCTTCACTTTCAGAACCAAACAAAGCCATTGCACCTTGTGCTGCACTAAAACCACTTGCAACACCATTTACAACCGTTTGAACTTTTGCAAACTTATCAGGATTTAACGCTTTTACTCGGTCGTTAAAATCTTCCATTTGGTCGGATAGATTTGCAACCTTTTGTTGACCAGCTAACGCCTCTTGACTAAATTCGCCAAACGTGGCAACTAATTGTTGAGCCTCGTTTTTGGCTTCTTTTAATTGTTGTTTAAACGTCTTTACGGTTTCTGTTGCACCACCTTTTGGCGTTACTTCGATTTCTATTGCTGCGGTTGATTTTGCCATTATTCTACTATTATAAAATATTTAGTTCCTGATGAGATAAAGTGATGAGTCGCTTTGTTTGTGCTTATTGCGTGACTTGTTGAATCGTCAATTAAAATTGAACCATCACCAGCCGTGATTGTTAACGTATGACTATTGCCCAATTTTTTACACGCAAACACTTTGCCTTTATTACTTGCACTTGGTGTTGGTAAAACCACGCTTATATTCCCACCAGCACAATCGGCAACGATTAAATAATCATCGTATAAAGCCGTATAAGGTGAATCAGCGTGTACAATTTCTTCTATTTTTCCACTACCTAACCACGCCCCAACAACTGGGTAATTTTCAACATAAACTCTATTTGATTCTGTGATTGAATATGTATCGCAATTTATAGCCGTTACACTTTCAAAATTAATTGGAATGTCTACTTGTGTACCACCTAAAATAGTGTTTGCGAAACGACCTTGTGAAACGTGGTCATTGCCTACCGTGATATTGTCTTTAGAATCTAAACCACTATCGCCAATGTTTACGCCCCCAGTAGTTACGCCCGTAAATCCAATAGGTTTGCCGAATGGAAATCTATCGTTTAAAATATCTGTAGCCCCTACGCCTACATTCTTTTTGTTTGAAGTCGATGGTTCATAGTAAGTGACCAAAAGAAACTCACATAGATACACGCCTTCTTGCAATGGGTTGTAATCTGTGATTTTGTTAAGTCTCCAATACTGACCCTCAAAGAAATACAAGTCTTTAAATTGAATATTTGCCCATTGATACGGATTGATACGGAAATATCCTTTAAATACCTTGCTATTTTTGTCAGTTATTTCCCTAATTGTTTTAAACCAATACGAATTTACCAAGTTTTGGTTGCTAAATTCAAGCCCCTTATCTGCTAAAATGTAACTTGACATACCAAAATTCAGGTCAAACTGCATATTATCGGTGTCGTCAATGTGCAATGTCAACGGATATTTAGTAAAATTAGGTACGTTTGTAAGCGTTGTATTATAAACCTCGTATGCTGATGTAGTTTTTACCCCACCAAAATACAAACACCTCAATTGTCCTTTGTCGTTATTGCCATTTAAAATTGTTGAATAGTATCTATTGCCTGAAGCAAACAACATTGTAGGTGCAAATGTAATTTCTATTTTCTTTTCTTGTTTTACAAAGTCATTATCTACTCGAACAATTCTATCACCATAGATTTTGCTTGTGCTTTGTTTATATTCTTTATTGTAGAAATCTTCACCTTCTTTGTATGTAAATATGTAAGGGTTAGCTTCAAGGTCACCCATTGGAACTATCTGTACATTTTGTGAATAGTCAACTAAACTTGTCCAATCTTGAGTAGTGCCATTGTAGAAATCGTCACGTGGTACAAATCTTAATTTCTTTGGATTGTCAATATCTTGCTCAATATACAAGTTGAACATCTTAACAAAGTTTATAAGTAAATCTTTTTGTGTGTAGTCTCCTGAAAAGAATAAACCAAAATCTATTGTATTATTATATCCAAATTGTATTGCTGAAATATGATTATAAAAATATGACTCTAAATCTAAAACCATATTAGGGTTTTGATATCCTTTATTATTGATAAAAAAAGTATCATATTTAATTTCGATAGTATCACCAGCTATACATTGTATTGTTTGATAAGATGTATAATCAAAATCCCAAGAAATATTTGAAAATGTTGTTGATTGACCACCAATAACTTTTGCAAGTATTCCATTTTTATAAACACCACATCTCATTTGTGCAAATTCTACACTTCCCGAACCACTTGGGAAACTGGCATTTGCTTTTATACGTATATAAAAATCATAATTTGCACTTAATGGTGAGGTAAATTTAAATGTACTTGTGTTGTAATTTGCTCCATTGTCAAAGTTACCACCCGTTGAATCATTTGCAAATGGTATTGTTTGACCTTGTGAAAGTCCTGTTGATGTGCTTAATTGTGCTTGAAATAAACGTGATTCAACTGCAGCATCGTCAGCAGCAAAACCAAAGTTTGTATAAGGAATAATTAAACGCTTAAATCTTGCAGTTGTAAAAAATGAATCACTTGTATATTGATAGCCAGTAGTTGACATTATTTTGTCGACTATTGTTTTAGCATATAAACAAGGTATATGGTCATCTACTCGCCATTGGTTTGTGTTGGTATTTTGGCTGCCATACTTATTTAACATTTGAGCGTAAACATAACCCTCACCATATTGAAATGCTTGTGAGCTACCATTTTTTATTATTGACGTGTCCCAAGAATTGGTGACGTTTGTTGAAGTTAAAGTATGGTTGTATTCGTCAAAGCTTAATTCGCTTAATTTGGCATTTCCAAGCGTTGTAAACAAGTCAGCAGTCTGTCCGTGTAGTGAGCATTCATATTCTATAAAATCGTGGTCTAACACGTTTATTTGAATCAATCTAATAAAGCCCCTTAACTGCTCAAAGCCATCGACCAAAACAACGACATCGGCTTTTTTGTTTGGGTTAAAGTTTGGTGCAAATTGCCCACTACCTAATACCGTATGTTCAACTTCAAAGATTCCACCAAATAAAATGTTATTTGTTTTTGTGCCAGGTATCTTTGCAGTCTTACTCCAGTCACTTGACCTTTGTTCGGGGTTTTTAATATCTGCAATTGAACGAGTAATAAGTAGGTCGAAATCTTCGCTTAAATCGACCAGCGTATTATTTACGAATAAATTTATCATAAACGTTGAACTTTATCTACAAATGACAAATCGCATTCTATTGTCAAATTAAACACTTTATCGTTTAGCAATGTCTTTACCGAATAGTCGGTGTTGGTAATGTTAATTGCTTTCAAAACACCATCGTCTAACAACCAAATAGAGGGTGAAGCAACCAACTCTTTGAGCCATACGCTTTCTTCTTCTGTAATCCAATTTGAATTTAGCGTGATTTTTTGCATTATTTCGGTGTTGTAGTTACTTGTACTTCTTGCACTTGTCTCGTAGGAATAACTTGAACCTGATAAACTGTATTGTGTTTGCTTGTAGGTTTTTCTTTGTATAGTAAAGTTATCCTTTCTGACCCTATTAAACCGAAATGACTCAATAGCCCCATATCTGTTAAGGAAGTAAACGTCATTATTTGCGTACTTTGTACATTCATCTTTTATGTCAATTCTATATGTTTCACTTGTTGAGCCACTACCCTTTGCCTTGACTTCTAAATAGGTCGCACCACTTGCTGGTATTATTGGAATCCGTAAAACTGAATCCGTGATTCCACTTAACAAAATTATTTGCGTTGTGGCTGCTGGGTAAGTTTTAATTTCTACAGTCAAAGCGTTACCACGCCAAAAGTAAAGCCAGTCTTTTTGGTCACGATAAATAGTCTTTGAACGTAACGATGTCAGAAACTCAGCATTCTTTGTAGTGTTAATTTTGTAGTCGTTCTCAGCAAACGAAACAAAATCAATAGGGTTTAAAGCCATATTATACGCAGTC